CGGCTGAGTTTATTAATACTCAGCAAGTTCTCACTGCTGCTGCAAAGCAAGTGAGCCCTGTAGGTGGTGCTGTTGACGACATTGTCGTGGATCGTCTTAATGACAAGATGTACTACCCTGGCAAGTTCACTCCTGAGTCGGTTACCATTACCTTTGATAACCAACTTTTATCGCAGACAACGCCTGCCCTCTGGAACTGGTTCAAGACCATCTATGATCCGATGACTGGTGATATGACGAAGTTGGCTGCTCCTGGTGGTGCGGGTAACAAATCGTTCAAAGCGTCGAAGATGACCATTCTTGAGCTTGATAACACCAATGATCCTCACGCTTTCATTGAAATGTATGGTGTGTACCCGACAGGTGTTAGATTCTCGGAGAAGAACTACGCTACGAACGATTTCTCCACTGTCGAAGTGACCTTCCGCTACGACTTCGTGGATTACGACAAGATCAACTAACCTCTTAGATCTAATTCGGGTAGCCTTCTCCCTAAATAAGGGAGAGGGCTATTTGTCTATTATAAGTTATGGACTTTTTCACGGAACTTTTGGAGAGCTTCAGTCGGAAGCATGATCGTAAGCTTAGGCTGTTAGAGCAAGAAGCTGATCCCGAAGCGGAAGCGTTAGCCAAGCAAGCATTAGCTCAAGGTAGTCAGCAATCCGCCCAGGAGTCCTTTAACAATCCGATAACAACTCCAAATGGTAACCAGATATACATTTGGAGAACTACTAAGGGTAAGGTGAACTTTAATTATCAGCCGATCGCTTTTCCATCCTTCGGAGTTGATGATAATTACGAGAAGTTTGTTGGATCATTCAAAAAGGATGCTGAGGTGTTTGATCCTGAGAAGGAAAGGCAGGAAAGTCAACAAAGAAAAGAAGAGAAAGATAGGGAAGATCGCCGTAAGTCTGTTTTAGATTCGAACATGGCGAAAGAAAATCCTGAGATCGTTGGTGAGATTGTTAATAATGTAAACGAGTTCGATCAAGCAATTACCGATCTCCTATGCACTGAGGACGAATCAATCAACCCTGATTACATGGATCAGGTCCAGTTTGCTCCTAATGCTAGTTGGGCTAAGTGCAAGCCTCACCTGCAATTCTTAAGAGGCAATCAGCGAGGCAATGTCGAACGTCAGCTTATAGCCGATGTTCCTGTCTTAAGGTTTGATGGTAAGACTGGCAAGTATTTTGTAGACTCTGAACCTGCTGTTGCCAGTCAGGCGTTAGAGATTTCAAGAGCGTTGAATGTATTAGCCAAAGCTGCGGCGGGTGATGAGTCCGCTAAGGAGGAAGCCTGCAATAGATTTAAAGTGACCGAAGGTGGGGGCTTGAAAGGCGTTACTGTTTACACAGAAGTAGACTCAGAGGGTCGTGGTCTCACGGGTCGCGTATTTAATAATGAAGCTTCCGCCAGATCTCTCAAAGGCTTGATGGGTATGGCTGGTTGTTCCGTGGAACCACAATCAGCAACAAAAGCAGTAGCAGCAGGTAGTGCAGGCGCAGAGAGTAATATTAGAGGGACGTTAGGGGAGATTGCTAAAGTGGTTGGAACAGACCTTTCAAATCTTGTGAGGGCAAAGGCTGCTGCTGGGATGGGCGTCGAAACCCCAGAGATTAAAGCCTTACAGGACATAGTATTAGAGCGATCAAAAGAAGTCTTAGACTTACTTGGAAATCTCAATGAGCAGCGAGAGTCTTGGATTGATAAGTCCCAAGGCGCTGTCGTCAGCGAGGAAGAGCAGGCAGAGCTTGAAGCTATCTCCGAGATCGTAGGTGATAAAGATAAAACTATGAGATTTATGACTGCTATCCTTAGCATGGCAGCTACAACCTCTAGATTGAGAAAGCCAATGGTTACAGTCCAGGTTGCTGAACAGGTTGGGAAAGGAGATAAGCAGGACGTTTTAGAATGTTGGGGATCCCGTGAAGAGGCATTAGCGGGTTTGCGTAAGAGCGAACAGTATGAAATCGACGGGGAGGTAAGATCCCGAGTCACAGAAGGTGATATTGCAGAAGTTCCTGCCTCTGAAGTATTCAAAAATAATCCTGAACTTCTGGATAAGTATATTAAAGCAGGAGTCATTAAGAGCAAGGACCAGATGTTATATGCTTCTGAGGTTAGCTTAAAGACTTTGCTTAGACTAAGCTCTGCTAAACAGGGAGAGACTACCTCTAAGAAAGTTAGCGAGACTATTGTAGAGGGTGAGGATCCCCGCGCTCAAAACTTCAATAATAAAATTTCTCCGAAAGACCAATCCTCAATTAAGAAAATTCAAAAAGATGTAGACACTATTAAGGATCGTGTTGAGAAACTGCAAACTAAAGTTAAAGTAAAAACAAAAGACGGTGTAGTAACTCAAAATTCATTAAACACTTATGCTAAAGAAGTAGTTGCTCACTTAAAGAAGAACAGAACGTTTGGTGAGATCAAAGAGAGCGATGACATAGCTGAGTTAGAAGAATACATAAAATCTATGGATACCAACGATCCTAAAATGACTGACAAAAAGATACAGGAAAAAGTGAGGGATAAGATATTCAAGATGACCACCTTTGCAAAAATTCAGAATATGGCTGATAAGGGTGGTGCTAACGAGAGGAAAGCTGCTATGTATGCCCTTGCTGTATTTAATGTTGCTGGTGGTTCAGCTAGGGATAGTACGGTATTCCAGGTCGATGTTTTAGATGAGATGGCTTCGTATGTGTCTACTCAGAATGGTGAGATGCAATCTGCATTAGATTCGATAAAGGCCAAGGATGGTAGGTGGAACTTCCAACCTAGTAAGGGATCTTTAACTTTTAGTTACGCTGATGATCCTAATAGGAGTATTTCTGTGACCTACAAGGATGGTAAGTGGATTGCTTACAGATCTGCAACTTCTATCAAGAATGCTTCAACTAGGAATGAAGCCCTTGCACAAGAGGCTGCTAAGGAAGAATCAAGTGTGTTGTGGAATGTTTTAGGTAAGCTGCAAGAAGCCTTAGGCATCATCAAAGAAAAAGTAAGAATCCTCGATGCAGACTAGATCACAAAGTCTAAACATCGCAACCTGAACATCCCCAGATGAACCCACAAAGCTTGGACCCTTAACTGGGAGATCCAACTCGTTCGTTATAGCCATGGGTTCCTTACGATTCTGGCCAATAAAAAGTAAAAACTTTCTAGAAGATTTCTTGGAATCTCGATGGGCTTGAGCTATCATTTTTGAAATTGTTGATTTAGGATTCAATAAATCACTTACTTGTTCTTCATTGTATCCTTTCTTACATTCAATAATGAACTTAAACTTTTCTGGAGTAATTAAGTCTCCATATACTTTTAAGTATTCAGGTAATGTATGAGTTGTAGCAAATGCACCTGATCCAGGAGTTCTACAAAATTCTTTGGTGTTAAACCTGTCATTCAGAGTCTTGGCAATCTTGTTCTCAAACCTGTTACCCTTTGCTCTAGAGTTTACTTTCTTTTTCTTTCTCAATGGTGATACATCAAAATCGTCTTTCATATTTGATCCTCTAGACTATAATAGACTCATGGATAATGTATCACTGAATTTTAAAGATACGAAATTTAAATTAGTTGAAAGGAGTAGAGGACGTATGAAAATCCAAATTAAGTTTTCCAAGGAAGAAGCTGAAGGCTTCAAGAACTTTTGTAAGGTGAAGCCGCCGGAGCTTCCCGACGATGACTTTTACAAGCAAATCTTCTTTGCTGGGTGTAATGCAATGACAGAGCAAATTCAAGCTCTGGTTGAGGCGCATAAGCAATCTTTATCTGAAGAAGCTGAAAAGACTGAAGATCAAAATGAGCAAGCAGAAGAACAACTTCAAGACGAGTAGGGTTTACAACTCTAAGCACTTAGAATCTATTGTTACCTCTAATATCGAGGGTAAACAAAACTCTTATTACCTTATCACCAATACTTGGGATAAGGTGTGCAACTATTTCAACGACAGGCTTCCTAGTGAGGGCACTACGGATTTGAATGTCGTAGACATCTTCAATGTGCCGAACGCACTTGATGTCATTAAATCAGCGATTAAGTCTCATCGGGAGACTATCTCGACTGCGTGCCTGTCTAAGTACGACCAGCTTCCCATGCTAGTGGTGATTCATAAGTCGTTCCCTAGAGTCGTGTCTTACAACGGCTCGGTCGGCGCAGAGATTGGGGTTTAAATAGAGCTTGGATCCTTTGGGATGCCCATCTTATGGCTCCTATAGGATTCAAGCTTTTCGTTATACTTCTTATTTTTAGAGTATAACAGACGCAGGTTGTTCAAAATTACGGTAGTAAAGTAATTGAACGCTTGCCCGGAATCTCTGTTGAAGTTCTTCAGAACTTTGAGTATAAGTAGGAAGCACTCCTGTTTGGCTTCCTCATGATCTACGTTGAACTTAAAAGACAGCATGAGACGGTTGATGAGGGTGTCAAACATGCTAAAGAGTTCTTCCTCTTGAGTCCTATCTCCAGATTTAAATTCTTGGATCAGCGTCTCAAATCTTTTATTGTCAATATAATAACTCACTCATCTATGATAGTCCTATGCCACAACTAAGTTTTCAAGGTGATCACTCGAAGTGCCAGGGTTGCCCTGCTCTTAAGATGAATCTGCCTACCCATACAATCTTGGACTATGAGTATAAGGATTCACCCGTTGACATCCTCTTCATCTCAGACTCAGCTAAGATGTTCGAGGGTGAGTTCACTGCATTCCGACCGCAGGAATACAACATCATTCAACGTGAGCTTGCTAGATTCTCACAAGAGTGGGAGGTGGGCTACACAACCGCTGTAAAGTGTCCCAACATCACCTCCGAGAATCTGAGCACAGGCATTAAAAAGTCTTGTAAGGTTCACCTGCATGATACCATCGACCACTACAAGCCTCGACTTGTGTTTGCATGTGGCAAGGTTGCGACTACTCTTTTGTACGGTAAGGCAAAGGAGGAGAGCAAGATTCGCGGTAAGGTTGATACCTTGGTTACTGAGGCTGGCACAGAGTTTCAGGTAGTGCCTATTATCCACCCGTTCCAGGTCGTAGCAGAGCCTAAGAACGCTTATCTTTTCCGAACCGACCTGGAGAACGCTCTAAATAACGAGCTTTTAGGGAAGGCTACAGACGCTCAGGTAGACCATACGCTTGCCATGAGTATCGGTGAGTTGGACGAGGTAAAAGGTGAGTTCATCGATACCGATATGGATCTTGCTGTAGATATTGAGACTACGGGTTTGAACTTCCTCGAAGACACAATCCACACAGTTTCAATGACGCTTGTTAATCGTGATACTGGTGAGCTTGGTAGGACTCTGGTGCTGCCCATAGATCACAAAGAGGCAAAGCTTGGCTATAAGGTTAAGGGCGCGTTCAT